TGCAGGAAAGGTAATAAAGATATTCTTATCACCTGCTGAGAAGTTAACTGCTGATGTGCCGTTAGATCCAGCTAAAACTGTGGTACGTGCTAATGCGTTAGTGGAAGAGTTATACGTACCTAGTCCTACTTCCCACTCATCTGTATTGTAAGTAGTATGCACAATGGCGTAATATGTAGTGTCACTATTTGACATACATGAGCTAAACGTATCAAAGGTAGCATCTGCACCACCAAGAGACATATCACCAGTACCAGTAGTAGTAGTTGTCTCTTTGATACGATCTTTAATTACTAATGCCATTGTGCAAACCTAGTATTAAGAAATACGAATAACTGCGTTAGACGCATCTGCTGTTGGGAATACGATAGTAAAGTCACCAGATGTAGATGTAACTGTACCACCAAAGTCAAAGACTGCAATAGCTGCATTGCCTTGTGACGCATTATAAATGATAGCACCGTCAGCAGATACAGTAGCATTAGAGAATACTTCATCTGCGAAGTCAACGAATGCTGTACCACCTGATAGTGAAATGACTGGGCTATCTAAAGCTTGGCCACCTGTAGTGTAGTTTGTACCTACTGCTTCATCAGAGTTACCTGTGATGTCAGAGTAGTTAGTTGTAGCAGCACCGTAGGTTCCTGCTGGAGATGACTTAATCAAAGCCACTTTCAAAGTATCGGTATCAAGATCGTGAACACCCCCAAGAAGCTCTTGCTTGAAGCTGTTACACATTGCCGTAGTGATTGCCATTGGGAATGTCCTTTTGTATAAGCACAATGGGGCCAGCTAATGCCAGCCCCAAAGTAATACTATTAAGCTGCGTTGTATACTGCAGAGACAAGAGCTTCTGGACGAAGGATCTTGCGACCATACAGGTGCATACCACGAACAATGTCTGCGAAGGAGTCAGGGTCACGGTAGTTCTCAACTTTGTTGATTTGCTCCGCTGATGCAACCGCTTCGTCTTGACCTGCGACGATAACGCCGTAGTTTGTAGACTGTGCAGTTGTACCTGAAGTACCTGCGCCTGTACCTGCTGCTGGCAAGTTGTTTGAAACGTATACACGGAAGCCGTGCAAGTTGTTCAGTACCAAGCCGTTTTGCAAGCCAGAACCACCGAAGTCAGCGTTCAACAAACGTGAATCTTCGTCTTTCAGCATCTCAACGAATACTGGGTCAACAACCAACCAACGTCCACGCGATTCAACATTTGCTGTATCCATCTTACGTGCCATACGTGCTACGACAGATAGAGGAGAAACAGTTGTTGCTGAGAACGCTGTTGCGCCTGGAAGACGTGGTGCTAGTGGAATAGAGTCACCAGCAGAAGCTGAACCAGAGATTGTCAACGAACCGAAGTCTGTTGCGTCCAAGTGGTTTGCAGTCAGCCATTCACCTGTTAGGTTACCAGCTGTGTCGTGCTGTGCGTCACCAGAAGTTGAAGTGATTGCAGCACCTGCAGAGGTGTAACCAGACAAGTAAGACAGAACGTCTGCGTCCATTGCGTCAGCCATTTTATAGGCTGCACGGTTTGCTGCCAATGCTGCATAGTCAACGTTTGCAAACTGATCTTCGATGTCGTCCATCTTGAATGCAAAGTAGTTAGCTTTGTCGATGACCAACGAGAAGTCTTCGTTTGCTAGTTGCTGTACAGAAATACCAGTGTGGCGTTGCAGAGCGTTGACTGTTACGTCTGGCTCTTTTTGAATGCGTACAACGTCGCCTTGGTTTGCAATCTCACCGAAGTAAGAGTTATTGGTGATTGCGTTTGTGACAGCTGATTTGCGAAGTGCAATCTGCGCCTGTTTGGAGTAGATTACTGGGGACCATGTTGCTGGCATTGAGCCAGAACCGAAGCCACCCGATGCGGAAGTAATAGCCATAGTTGATTTCCTTTCATAGATATGGCGTGAGATTAGACACTACATATCCACATGAAAGAGGCTCGTCGTACTAGGGTAGTCAGCAAATGCATTAACAGAATGGCCGTTCTTAAATGCGCTGGGCCTATACTAAGAGGTAGTTCTTTATTTGTGGCTAGTGCTTAGTGAAAAGCATACACACTAATGTATGTGTATATGCTATAGTTGTACTTAAGTTTTATACTTTGTCAACTATTTCTTTGACAAATCGTAAATAAATTTGCCTTTTCTTTGTGAGTCAATAATAGCTTCCATGTTCTTCTCATATTCTTTGATAGACATCTTAGCTACTTGTGATTCCGTAAAGTATCCTGCACTCTCGTCTGCCTCTGGTGCAGCAGCACGGCGTGACTTAACAGAGGATGCAGCATCTTTATCAGCGCTATTATTCTTTTTGGTAGTGATACCCTTATCAGTCTTATAAAGGTCAATCACACGGGCTACAGACTTAGCGTCGTCGCTATTCTCGTAGAGAGCATCCTGTACCCACTTAGGTTGATCAGAAGCCCAATCGTGGAATGCATCATCTTCACGGATCTGTTCAAAGTCAGGGTGATACTTGATAAGCTCAGCCTCTGCCTTTTCACGCTTAGCTGTTGTACGTAGAGACTCAATCTCTTTTAATCGTTCATCTAGTGATGCTGCACGTTCTTCTGCTTTCTGTGCTGCAATAGCTTCAACGATACCTGCTACATCTGGGTGCTGCTTAGCCCAAGCTTCAATCTCTTCGTTAGACTTAGGTAGTACAAGCTCGTTCTTTGTTGCGGCATCAAGTTGCTTCTCTAGCTTAGCAAGCTTATCAGCAAACTCTTTTTCTTTATCTTGCATATGGCGACGTAGATCACCGTAGCGCTTCTTGAAGTTTTTCTCTTCAGGGCTTAGCTCTGCGTCATCTTCTTGTGCTTCGGCTTTACGTTCTTCTTTTTGTTCGGTATCACTCTCTGCCTGAACTTCGGGTTCGACAGACTCTTCGCTACTGGATTCACTCTCTGTATCTTCATCTGTTTCACCACGGGCTTGACGCATAAGCCGTTCTAGTTCTTCTTCATCACGTTTAACACGATTTGCGTTACGCTGGTGTGATGCAGATTCTGTTTGGATAATCTTAGTCTCAATAGTTTGTTGTTCAGCAATCATTGCTTTTCCTTTATGTTGGGGCCAGCCCGTGAGGGCTGGGTAGCCTTATGTTTGGTTTAGGTTACTTCTTCTTTTTCTTTGACGCTAAGCCGCCTTTGCTAAAGCCACCGCCACGTGCTATCTTTTGTTCAATAGACTCTTTCTTAACAGGGGCAGCTGTTTTTGGTAGATCTCCTGAACCGTAGCCACCGCTATAGCTAGAGCCACCGCCGCCTGTTGATGCACTTGTTTGTGCTTTCTTTTGTGCAACAGCATTAGATGCTTCTTTGTTAGCAAAGTAGTCCTCAGATTTAGCTGCTGCAGATTTCATAGCGTTAATTTGAGACTCAGGCTTACCTTCATTCATAGCTTTAATGATAGCCTTGGTGTTCTCACGTTTAACCTTTTCACGCTGTGTTTCACTCGCTGTCGGTGTGTATACATCAGGAGTTGTAGTTGTTGGTTTGTAAGCGGAAGTAAATGTGCCACCACCTGTCTCTGTATCCTGTGTTTTACCGTACATAGAAGCTGCTGCTCTAGCCATTGCATTAGGGCTTGAACCCAATCCTGTAGTTGCACTAGGCGTTTGTGGACCTGAAGTAAATACGTTACCTGTACCAAAAGCATCAGTGAGAGGTGTCATGCTGTCACCCTGACCTGCCTTGTTAAACTTCTCAGATGAAGAAGCTACAGGTATCATGATGCCGTTTTCATCAATAATATAATCCTGTGAGTCTTCTTCTGCATCAACTACGATTTCATCTAATGTAATTATGTCATCTTCAGGTTTAGTTTCTTTAGTTGGTAATTCTTCTACTGGTTTAGCATCTACAGGCGCTCCTAGAGATTCTTCTGGTACAAACGTAGGTATAACCTGTTCCATAAGTCTTTCTTCAGGTGTTAAGCCTAATGCACCACGTGTGGGTGCGCCTTGACTTGTTTCAACACGCTCTTGTGGATCTACAATATCTTGAACCTTTTCTTTAGCTGCAGTAAACAGACGCTGAATCAACTTAGGCTCATCTTTCTTAGATACCTCTAACATAGACTTAACTTCAAGCTTTTCTTTGTCTGTTAAGTTTGGATCTGCTGCACGACGCTCTAACTCTTTCTTAATACGCTTAGATGTGTCATACATAGCAAACTTTACAGCAAGACCCATAATTGGGTTAAGAACACCTGCTGCAGCTGCAATAGCATTACCTGTTAGTCCTTGCTGTTGCTTTAACATATCTGCTAACTCTGCATTAGATAGCTCTTGGAAGTTGACGCTTTGCATAGGCCTTGTATAGCCGTCATCATCTTCTGCAGCAATATCTTCAACAGTAGGCGCAGTAGTTGTGTTAGTATCTGTTTCTTCTGGTGGTACTTCACCAAAGGGATAAAAACCTTCAGGTATCTCTACTTGAGCTATACCATCGACAAAAGGAATGTAGCGGATTTCACCTTCAGCGTTTTCATACTTACGCATTTCAAGGCCACCCTGCAAGCCTAATCCTTCAGCGCCTAAGCCAAGCGCACCTTCAGTTTCATATCCGGGATCGCCTTCGCTTTTAGCGTAACCACCATCAGCGTAACCGTATGCACCCTTAGCTTTCTTACTCTCTGCACGTTCTTGTGGGCTACCACCAAATAGAGCTTTTACAAAGTCACCAAAGCCATACCCAGATACATACATACCTTCAGCAGCCTGTAGGACACTCTCTTCTGGGACATCTACTTCATCAAACTGTAGCTCAGAGATGTCAAATGGTAATTCGTCATTGCCCATTTCCATACCAGATGGACCCATAGGCTCACCACCAATACGACCATTCTGGTCCATTGCATCCCAGCCCATCTTAGCTTCTGAACGTAGATCTTCAAAGAACTTAACACCATAGTAGCGTACTACATCAGCAGGTACAACATATTCACCTTCACTTAACTGTGCAGGGATGTCGTCACGTACTTCTGCTGGTAGAGAACCTGGTGGCACTTCATTACCAGACACTGAGTCTACACGTTGGATATCTGCATCCTCTGGCATACCGCCTTCGGCATAACCCCGTGATGACTTAAATACAGCATCTGTCTGTGCTGCTAGTTTACTTTGATCCACCATTCACTTTGTCCCTCAAGTATTTTAGATTGCGGTAAGCGTTTATCTGACCCTGTAAGCGATATATACTTGTGGGGTCAGATTGCTGTTCCATAGAGCGTTGTTGTTGTGCAATCAGAGCATCTAGCTCTTCGTTGAATGCATTCCAGATTTCGGGTGTATTAACTAGTTGTTTAAGCGACATTACCTGTGAATCCTTGCTCACTTGGTGTCGGTGCTGTACCCACTCCCATTTGTGAGCCGCCACCGCCAGATGTATCTGCTACTGCTTGTGGCCCTTGACCCATTGGTGCTGCCCCTGCAGGTGACGGAGGTGCTGGTACACCTTCTGGACCCATAGGTGGTGCTGCTGGAGCTTGGAAGCCTTTGAGAATCTCAGCTTGGATAGCTGCGTCAGGCATAGAGTTTGTAACCTTATCAGGGTCAAGATCCATGCTTTTAGCGATCTCACGGATAATATAATCCATTTTAGCGAAAGGTGCAAGTACTGGATTCTGTGCAACTTGAAGAAATTGCATTAGACGCTGTGAACGTACTTCGTTAGCCATCAAGCTTTCTGTACCTGAAGCATGTACTTCCAAGTCACCACGAATGGTTTCATCAAAGTCAAACTGCATGTTGAAAGCAAAGAACGCTTTACCTAGAGGCCGAAGGAGATAGTCATCCACATTCTTAACAACAGTACGGATAGAACCATTAGCAGCAGACATAAGCATACTAATACCAGACGCAGTACGACCAACGCCAGATACGCCCGTTTGACCATGTGCGAAAGATGGGAAACCAGTCGATTCATC